GAACAACACATTCACATTATCGGGTATGATAACTGAAACGCCTGTCCGTCTTATGAGGGATATGCTCTACAGCGCAGGAGTTAACGGAACACGTATTAGTCAGGCTATCACCTATCTTGACCAGATTTTTGATGCGCGTCAACCAATTATTCTTATCACAGAACATAGAGTTTATGAAAATGTGATCCTCAAGGGAATTTCTTACGACTATCAATCTGAATATGCCATGCAATTTGAATTGGAGTTTGAGCAAATTCGTCTTGTATCCTATGGCGAAACAAACATAATTGCAACTAAAACCAAAGCCAACAAGAACGTCGGTGGCACAGTTAAGCAGAAGGTTGTTGCACCACAGGGTGATTTAACTCAGCGTACTGGTGATACAACAGGAACGTCTAATCTTAACAACGGAGGTCCGACAGGAAGATAATGGCTATTTCTTCATTCTCTCAAGCCAGCCGTACAACAACGAACACTGGCTATAAAGCAGTATTCCTTGACGACCGCTCAACATATTTCGCATGGTATCTCAAGACAGAAGAATACCCAGATCAAACTTACACCGTAACACTGGATGGAGTAGATTACGATATTCGTCTGCGTTGGAACACCAGAGATGAATCCTGGCAATGTCAGTTGGGGTTATCTGGGGATGATCCGAGTATTACCTTCAAGATTACAAACGGTTTAGACTTACTATTGCCGTACAAACATTTAGAATCAGTACCAGATGGACAGCTTTTCTTGGTAGACACAGTGAAGATGAACGGAAGACCAGGTTTCACAACAACCGGATTAGATAAACGTTTTGCACTTGTCTACATAGATGCAGTATCTGATCAAGCTTAATAGGAGGTTACGTGGCAGATACAACAGAAAGACAATATACGAAAGCTCCGGCTCCTAACTTAAATAGAGCCTATAAGCTTCTAATCGGTACAGCTACCGATACTTCAAAGAAACGTACTAAGAACTCTTCATTTAAATCGACAGTTGATTTGGACACAAAGATTTCAAGTACAACAAAGTCGTCTGCTAATTTATATCTACTTACGGAACATCAAATATCTTTCACAGTAAAGAAAGATAATAATAAAGATCCTAATCAGGCAGAGATTACTATTTATAACTTATCAGATGACACAGTAAACTATATTAACCGTTCTATCCGAAACAACTTGGCAGTTGCATTGGCAGTTGGATATGAAGGTCAAGACTTAGTTATGATTTTCAAAGGAACTGTGCAATGGGTAAGTGACACATTCAATAACACGGAACGCAAGACAGTGTTACATTGCCTTGACGGTGGCATTAACATTGCCGAAGCCCGTACAAGTCGTAGTTATCCAAAAGGCACTAAGGTTAAGAAAGTAGTAAGTGACCTGGTGAAAGATCTCGGTACAACCGAGGGTAATATTCACATTGACACAGACCAAACACTTTCATCAGCCACAGCGATGTGCGGAAACACTTCGCACTATCTTGAACATATTTGTCGAAGTATCGATCATAACGTGTCTATTCAAGATGGTTCAGTGTATGTTACACCTCGATCTCAAATGTCAAGCGCACGTTGTGCGTACATTAGCCCAGAAACAGGTTTAATCGGAAGTCCTGAACCTTTCCACAACGATATTAAACCAACCCAGAAAGTTACCAAGTCTTCTAAGAAGTCTAAGAAACCTACGGATGGTGTTAAATTCAAATGTGAAATGAATGGCGCTATTCTACCAGAGAAAACAGTTTGGCTCAAGAGTCACGATTATGATGGTGGATTTAAAGTGGTGTCTGTGACACACACTGGCGACAAAGAAGGGAAAGATTGGACAACAGAAGTTGAGTCTGTATCTGTATCCGCAATTATCAAGAAAGGTAAATAATGGACGCTCTTAATTTTGTAACCTCTCTTCGAGGTTTAATGCTGGAGCAACTTGCGGAAGTTCATACATCATTGCCTGTACGTGTTACAGGCGTTGACTACGGCGGTAAAACAGTTACACTGGAATCTATCGTAAAGAACACACGTTCTACTGATGATGAAATTGACTATCCAACATTCCACGATGTACCCTTTATGGTAAATGGTGGTGGTACTGGACGCATTTCATTCCCGATTAAAGCGGGAGATATTGGAGTGGTGATCTTCTCTGAACGAGATCCATCTAACGCATTCCAAACATCTGGTGACTCTTCCAGCGGAAGCACTTTAATTCAACCGTGTGGGCTTTATCCGGCTTGCTTCATTCCTAAGATTTCTACTGCAACCGATTCAACTGAACCAGTTGACTCCGATAAAGTGGTTATCTCAAACAATAAAAATACATACGCCTCATTCGATCCGACAGGTACTATTTCCATTTACAATAGTCAAGGCATGAAAATGGATATGACACCTTCTGGAATAACTATCACAGATGGTACGGGAACATTAACCATCTCTGGCGGTAAGTTAACATGGAAAGGTGGCGTAGTAAACATTAACGGCTTAATTATCGACGAAAGCGGTAAGATGACTGATGGTAACGGTATTGGATTCCATAACCACACCCACACAGTCCGTAACGTTCAGAGCGGTAATAGTTCTCGTGAATCTGATCCACCTACTGGAGAATAATAATGGGTATTCCATTTGATCTAAAGTTAGGTAGTAATAATGACCTCGTTCTTGCGAACGGGGATCTTACACTAACGACAACGAAGACGGAAATTGCTGCTCAAACTTTAGGTATCACTCTTAAAACATATCGTGGAGAGTGGTTCCTAAATTCTCAATTCGGTGTACCATATCTCCAAGAAATTGTAGGTGTGGCTAAGAAGAAAGAAGTTGTGGACAGAATCTTCCTGGCTGAAATTGCTAACAACATTTACGTAGACAATATCAATTCATACACGTCCTACTTTGATCGTGATGAAAGATATTACTCTATGAATGTCACTGTTACAGTTGGTGCAGATACTGTTACCTCAGTATTTAACACACAACCTTCCGAAGAATTTATTTATCCTGAATCTGGGGATGATAACGCTTCGATCACTTGTGAAGCATTCGAAATTGTCGATTCTTCTAACCGTCTATACCGCTTCATCAACTTTGTTGGGCTACCAAGAGGAACATATTCTACCTGGTGGAATGAATGGGTTGAAGAAGGACTCGTTGAGAAAATCATGGTCAACGAGGGTGGCAAAGCATTGGCGAATGATAATGGCTTCGGTATTACTGCAACTATGGGAGTTAACAGTATAAATGGCAGATCTAACAACAATCAAGGTTAGTGATCTTTCCCAAACAACGTCAGTAGGAGATAATGATTTCTTCATTACTGACCAAGCGGGTATCACTAAGAAAACTGCCTTGAAAGTTCTTCTTGCCGGAGGAGGGGTGGTGCGTAACCGCCTCTCTGTAAGAGGAACAGTAGGTAGTGCTTTATCTTTAGACTTAAACACGGCAGACTATTTCACTGCCACACTATCATCCTCAACATGCACAATCAGCTTCACAAACATTCCTGTTACTACGAACGTGGTTCAGACGTTTGTATTGGCATTGAAACAAGGCAGTGGTGCTAATTTAGTATCATGGCCTCCTTCTGTCAAGTGGAGCTATGGACGTGATCCGGTGTTGAGTTATGCACAAGGGGCTGTTGACACTTTCGAGTTCACCAGCTATGACAACGGCGCTACCTGGACAGGTAAGTTAGCGACAGCAGGAGTTATTTAATGTCAAGAACACAGCACAATATTGACAATGCTTTTCAGTTGATTGAGGGACATATTCAGTTCCTTGATCGTAATACGGGTTTGACTATTGATCCTACAGTTCAACACTACGTATTCAACCCACAATTCGTATTAGCGAACAACAGACACTTTATTAACTGGACAGGTCAAGAAGGTCAGCCAAATGGTGACGCTACTACCGAAGGTCAATCAGTGCTGATTCTTGGATGTGCCTATGCATATCTCGCTACGGGGGATAAGAAATATTTAGACTCTGCTAAGAAATACTGGCAAGCCTATATTGATCACTTCTTCGGTGGTCAACCTATTCCTGATCCTCCAGCTAAATATCGTCCTAACTGGATCATTAACGGGAAAGAGCCGCGCCTGGCACACTACCCGTTAACCGATGACGGATATCCTACTCATGGTGGCTTCAAAGGAAGCATGATGACATGGACAAACGGGCGTACTGTTATTCCTCACGGTGCTCCGCATTGGGGTGAATATCTGGACAAAGCATGGTTCGCTTTCGACGGTAACTTAGGTTGGAATTCTGTTAACGCAACAGTATATGCTGCTAACGCTGACGGATCAACAAACTGGGATGCTAAGGGACAGCAATATGATGTGGATTGGATTATCGACCGCC